ATTCAAGGGTAACCTTAGGGAATCGGCAGAGAACCTGTCTTATTCCACGTTAAATAAAATAGAATCGATCCTAAAGGCGGTCGAAAAGGTTCCACATCAAATCGCACTTTCCCTGGAAGGTTTCTCTTATACAAAAGAAGATCTGTTGTTACTCATCCGCCAGATCGTGGAAAGCAATCCTGAATTGTACGGATCAACCATCGCATTCGAACCTTATATGTTTGATCCCGACTCTATCTTTTTCGCACCCTATTTTTACAAGCAAAAAGATGAAATAAAATTCACCTACATCGGCAAGGAGTCGTACAAATATTTTTCATGGGATTGGTACAAAATTCCAAAAGAGAAAAATAAACCCATGTGGAGCGAACCCTATTTTGATGAAGGCGCCGGGAATATTATCATGGCAACCTATTCGGTTCCATTTTACCGCAATGTAAAGGGGGAAAGAAAATTTATGGGCATTGTAACCGCAGATATTTCCCTTGCATGGCTGCAGAAAATGATTTCTTCCATTAAAATTGCCGAAACCGGTTTCGCATTTCTAATTTCTAAAAAGGGAACCCTTATCACCCACCCCCGGCAGGATCTGGTCATGAACCACACCGTCTTCAGCCTTGCCGATAAGTTCAATCAGCCAGAGCTTCATAAACTGGGAGAAAGCATGGTAACCGGCGGGACAAATTTCATTTCCAAAAAACATCTTTTTACGGGTGAAGACCGGCCATTCTCCTTGTTACGGCCGTATTTGACATTCGTTCCTGGAAATCCATTTGTGCTTGTGATTGTGCTGCCCTAGCTGAGTTTGCCGCGTTGCCTCCTATGAAGCCCAACGCGGCTGCGCCTAGTGTTGCACCTGCTAGAGTTAATGCCATTTTTAGAACCTGGCCAATCCTGGCACACCGTTCATTGGTATTGGTCGAACACATTTATAGTCGAACCAACAATCTATAGTAAAATCTGCTGCTGCCGACACGGCCTCTACTCGTGCCATAGGGGTATTACTCTGGATGAACGTAGCATCGAGCGCCGGGGTTGATAACTCCTCGCTGAGATGCCAGGGATCAAGCGAGGCAGCATGATTTGATCTGAACGCTCCAGCAAGCCTCGAGGGCTTGAACCTGAAATCGTCATAACGTGGTAGATAAGAGAATACATTAGTGTTTGTTCCTCCTGCTGGGTCCGTTAATTCGATTTCCTGCTGTAATACTGTCTGTTCGCCTAGTTGAGCAAAATCTGGCCAGTACAGATCAAATCTTGTTGACCTGGTGAAGAATCTCTCTACCCCTTGTTGATAGGTTAGGTCGGCTCGAACGTTGCATAAACCCATAATTAATCCAAATTCTGTAAATGATTTGGACCAGAATGAATCTGAATTTAGGGTTACGAACGCCGATACTGTTCCTTGCGGTGTTGTGTTTGTTTCTGACGTTTGAGGTACTGATAGTATTGATATATGGTCAGATGATCCACCCAGGTATTCAGGATATACCGCCCTGTAGTCGGGTACTGTTACTCCGAAATGACTCTTTATTATTTCGTTCGCCCTGGTGCCGCCCCTTGCGTCTCTTTCGAGGAATTGTTGAGTTGTTACCGCTACGCGTATCGCGTTTATTGTTGCGGATGTTGCATTTGTTAGGTCTACCATTAACTGCCCGGTTCCCGATGCCGTATCATGTCCGTATAGGTTTGATGTATCTGTCCTCAACATACGCAGTGATCCTCCCTGCGCATTTAGTACTTGAGCTTTATTTGATGAATCATCCGTATCGTCAAAATCCATATTTTGTCCGAATATAGGTGCTGTTGTCCCTAATGGTAAAGACACGGCCGTTGCGCCGCGCTGCGGCCAGGGCAATCCCGATGTGAAATAATCGGCACGCTTGCATCTTTTTAGCAAGGTGTAATTTGCCACTGTGTCCGGTCCGTTATCTGTTTCCAAAACGTATTCGTTTTGAAGGTTTTGATTTCTAAACCAATGCTGATTTATTGCATTGTATGCGCGATGCGCAAGTGAGCAGTGGACGAAATCCGGTACTCCTGGGGGTATCCCCAGGTAGTCATGTAATGAGTCATCAAGATAGCCTGTTACGGCTGTCGATTGTAGTGTTGGGAATGTAAAACTAATTGAGTCTCCTGGCGAGTCCTGCTCGCCCAGGAAGTATCTAAAGTTATCCCATAATATTCGGTAAGGCACATAGAACCAGAATGTATCTAAATGCAAATTATCCATAATCGGGAAGATTGGTGTATTCATCCTCCCGAATAATTTTGCCTTCATTTTCATGCTATCGCCTGGAATTATTTCGTCGATAAACATTGGATAAAGATAATCAGAGTCGATGGTTAATTTGAACCCACTCGAGCGATCAAAGAATGATCGCGGCGCTGATATTTGAGGTGTTTGCCCGAAGCTATGTGCCATTACCGATTGCATTTTATTACCCTATAGTGTTTTTGCTTGGTCTTGATTAAAACCGAATTTACTTTCTTTTAATTCCATTTGAGGGTCTCTTTGAATATATTCTGTTGCCAGACCCATACTTCTAGGAGTTGCTATTGCTTCGATTTGCCCGACTTCGGGATCGAATGTCCCGATCTCGAATAGTGTGTAATCCTCTGGATGATTGTTCATCGGCGAATTTTTAGTATTCACTGAATCTGAGAAAGCCCTTAGGGCTTCTCCTTTTGCAATCGAGAATATTGGTTGATTGAACATTTCTGACTTTGAGTCGTATACCGACATTATATATTGTTTCATTTATATTTCTCTCTTTAGGTTTCTTATTTGCGCCATTTTTACTTTTTCCTTTGATTTAAGCCGATCTGGCGTGTTATCCGCTTTTTGATTCTCCATGTTTTGAACTCGAGTAGCTTTGATACTTTCCATACTGGCAGGCTCGACCTGGTCGTATAGATCATCGTAATACCTGGGTGGGCGGGTTTCATGTCCATTTACAATGACATGATCAGCAGGATAAATATCAGATGAATATTTATTGAAAAACTCCATGCCGATACCGTTAGACATGTGAAAACGTTCCTTTTCGACTGTCTGTATATAGCCGGTATATTCGTTAGTCCGCTCATATGGTAGCAGGCCTGTAATTTCATCCGGGGTTTCTGATTGTTTTCCATTTAATTTTTTGAGTGAGTACCTTGCAACGTAAGCTGCTGATTCATAGGTGACATCTCCAATTGTACAGAAACCCTGCCCCCATATATCAGTGAGAATATCAGAAGTATAAATATTGATATCGTTACGCACTGACCACAGTTTTTTATCTAAGAAAGCATGATTGAATACAATCGCGTGGTAATGTGGTCGTTGACCTTCACTCATGTACTCCCAGGGATTGAAGGGTCCGATCGGGCGGGTTTTTTTCGGTGAGTATTCACCGCAGCAAAGATATTTGATCTTTTTGGGTGCGATTTTTTCTCGCAACCTTTTGAAGAATAATTGAATTGGTGCTTTGTGAACACTCCGGCTTTCCGGCATATGCTCGTCGTTGAACGTAAGCGTTATAAAGCTGTTTTCTACGTGTGAGCGCGATTCGTGCATCGATCTGCTTGCCCACATGAGAGAGTGGTCCAGTTTGCAGCCTATGCACTGGCCGCATCGTACTTTCGAGATCTTCATACCGACCTCGATAGCACTTCCGAACGATAGCTTTCCCTTGAAAGAACCATCGCTGGGGTAGCGGCCTGCCGTCAATGGGTGAAAGCAAGACATGCATCGTTATAGAGTAGTACCGCCCCTTGAATGACCCCGGGGCTTAACATTGAACTTGTGGGTTTTTTGAACGCTTCTTCCGAAGCCTTTATTTCGCTTTTTTGTTGATCTTCCTCGCCGTCTCATGTTTCACCTTTTTTGGTTGCAGTGACAGGGGTAAATTACCACATCTAAAGATTCCTGTCACTGCGCACAGTTATATCAAGTAGATAACTGTGCTTTTCTGCTCCGGATCCGGCGCAGTTTTTTGAACCCCCCATAAGAAAGCCCCCCTAAAAGGGGGGCAATATGATCATAGAGAGATTTATTTAGTTAGGTGTTTGGCTCCTCCGTCGCCTCGTCCGTCCCTTCGGACGTCGGCTCCACCTTCACGGGTTTTGCGGCTGCTTCAGCAGCCTTAGAAGCGGCTGCCGCCGCTTCGTCTGATAGGGCGATTCCTAGTTCGTTTGCTCGATCTGCATTTTTTGGGTCCTGGACAAATTGCAAGAACGCCTGCGGATTATTTGCAAATTCGTCCCGTATTTTTGCTGGTAGATCGTTAAACATGGAATCTGCCATTGTAATTATATTTAGTGATTCGTGGTAAGTGTTGGGTGTTGTAAACCCGTATTGCGGTTGATGTCTGGATACATGATCCAGCGCATTGTTTTTTTCAAATCTATCCATGATTTTGTTTATGTCGCAATCATCCTTGAATTGCTGTTGTGCCGGTTTGACACCGGCGGGTGCTAGTACCTGTACTCGGTCCGAGTAACAGTTTCTTGGTTTTGGTTTTGACATTTTATTGCTCCGATTCTCTACGCTGGTTTGGCAAGGGTTATTATAGTCCTATCCCTAGTTCCTCTAGGTTTTTTTGTCCGAGCAGTTGTAATCCCCTTCTTAGGATATCGGCGTATACGCCGTTTATTACTGCTTGTTTCTCGGCTATTGCGGTCTGCTCCTCCAGGAGCGCTACCGCTGCCGGTATTTGTTCGGCCTGCATTCTTGCCAGGGCTTTTTGAGCCATTTTTAAATAGGTCTCGGCTTGCACCGATCCCATTTGTTGCATCAGGGGCTTTAGCTGTTCCCTGATTAGGTCTTGTTGAGCTTCGGCCTGTCCGGCCGATGCTGCTGTCGATATTCCTTGTAGGGCTCCTAGTCCCACATTTTCCTGCTGAGCCATAGCTCCCGCAGGTGTTGATGCGTCATATCTTCCCGCTAATATTGGATTTATTCCCGCTTCGCGCAGGTCGGCCATTCTCCTTGTTACGGCCGTATTTGACATTCGTTCCT